TCCATTCTTCTCGGCGTTGCTTGGTATCCTCTGGTGCGCGTGGAGTGCCAACCCATTTGACCACAGCGACACCATCAACAACGGTTGCTGATAGCGTATAGGTGGTATCTATTGACTTTGGCTCTGGCGGAACGTCAGCGCACACAACATTTAGGAACGCAAGATCCGAGGGCTTTGGCGGGTCTGGAATCGTCGCGTTGAAGTGCTTGCGCAAAGATTGCGTTCCCAGTCCAATTGTCTGTCCTTCCGTTGTCAAGTATATCCTATTCATTTGCTTGTCCAAAAATTAAGGCTTGTTCATTATACGGTATCATTCCCTTTGTGCGCGCACCATCAACAACAAATTGCTGGTACTTATCGCCGATCTGCTCTAGCCATTGGCGGGTGTGGTCGTGCGTAGGAGCCATACCATCCTGTATTAGTAAGTCTTCATGCTTGAGTAGATCCATGATTTCAGCCTGTGCCATTGCCCCGTTGATGCCGAGATCAAAAAGGTAGATGAGGTTCCCCTCATCAATTACGCCACCCCTTGCCCTTGCCGCCGATAGCCCTTGTGCAAAGGCTGTCATAACGTGGTATCTGGCTTGATCCTGCTCGTACATTTCCTCCGTGATAACATCAACGCCAAGATGCTCAAGAATTGCGTCGTACTGGGCGATGAGGTGAGAGAGTTTACGCACCGCTCCACCCATTGCTTCTTCTATGCCGTCAAGTTTGTTTTGCCCTTCGTCTGCGTCAATAAGATGACGTTCGTGGTCAAAGTCTAGCGTTATAGATGCAAGGTGCAACGCTTCCTCAATGTCCAACTTTGTGCGCCGAACCGAGATATATGATTCTTCTAGCGCGGCACGTGTACGGGCAATAGATGCCATGATGTGCTTTGCTGTCGAGATTGGCGTGAGGTCTTTAATATCCAGCGTCACCGTCTTGAGTTGCGAAGCTGACTTGTTAAAGATCCGCGATTCATACCTGATCTCTGGTAGCCGACTTTCAATCTGCTCTATAATGCCCGTATATACTTCGGGCAAAGCGGCGTTTATCTGTTGTAATTCGTGCATATTATCCAAGTCCTCCGTGTGCATCTGATAAACCTGCTAAATAGGTTCTTGCTACTGCCATGTCTCCAAAGTCAGTGGCATTTCCTGTTGAGGCAATCGTTACGTAATCAATAACATCACTTGCAGTATAGCCAGCCGCAGCCAAACACCTAGTGAGGCTTGAGCAACCTGCGAGAAAACCTCTAGCCCCTGTAAGATCGCCAAAGTCCGTAGCATTGCCCGTCGAAGCAATCGTTACGTAATCAATAACATCAGAAGCACTCCATCCGCCAAGAAACAAGCCCCTAGTAGCACTTGAACCGCTTGCTGAATTGTCTCTAGCCTCTGTAAGATCGCCAAAGTCTGTGCCGTTACCTGTTGATGCAATAGTTACGTATTCAATAACGTCTCTTGATTGCTGTACTCCACCTCCAAACAAGCCTCTGGTAGTACTTGATAAACCTGCTAATCCGCGCCGATCTGCGGTAAGATCTCCAAAGTCCGTAGCGTCACCTGCTGAGTCAATCGTTACGTAGTCAATAAAACCAAAGAAGGCATCATCACACGCAATTAAACCTCTAGTAGTATTTGCGCAAGACCCTCCTTCAGCGGCGTTTCTACGCAAGTCTCCAAAGTCTGTGGCATTACCTGTCGTCGCGACAGTTACATAATCAACAACGTTGTTGCCTGTGCCACCCGCAATTAAGCCTCTAGTGCCATTTGCAAGACCTGTGGGCGCGTTTCTTGAGACTGACAAGTCTCCAAAATCCGTACCGTTACCCGTTGAAGCAATGGTTACGTATTCAATATCGCCGATAGTTGCCCATGAAGTATTAAACCCGCCACCAAACAACGCTCTGCCGATGCCACCGCCACCGCCACCGCCACCTGATGCTTCTGCTGAAAATGGAATAATCATATTAGTTCGAGTCTGTGGACATTACGTACCCATGCCAAGTCGTGCCGCCATCACGAGTGACGAAGGCTAATATATCCACGCCAGAAGAGGTAAGCGTGGGAGCCGAGCCACCAGGCCAGTCAACGGACGCAGGCCACGTTATCACAAACGCATCACCGTTGGTCAACTCTAATACGAAACTGCCAAAGTTGCCCGTAGCAGGTGGGTTGGAAAAGGTGAACGCGGAAGCCTGATCAAGGGTAGCCGAGAAAGCGTTAGCAGTCTCCAAATCAAAGGTCTGTGTAGATCCTGTGTTGCCGATTGCTGAAAACTCAATAGCGTAGTCATCAAGAGTTTTGTTTGAAAGCGTTTGCGCGTCAGTTGTGCCAACAATAGCCCCCGCTGGAGCGGTCACGGCAGACGTTGCACCGCCTGTGATCTTCACCAGCCCAGAGTACGCAGAAACGTCAGCTTCCAAACCGCCTTGCTCATGGGCCACCGTCCCGGTAATCTTGGCGGCGGGTACTTCGGCCCCACTACCTTTCAGCAGGTTTTTAATTTGAACCTTTTCGTCGTTCGTGCCATCGGTGGAGTATATAACATCCGTCCCATCGGGTGCGGTGTTTTCGGATAAACTGGGTACAGTAGACATAAATTTTACCAGATGCGGCGCAATGAGAGCCGTGATTTTGTAATTTCGTAGGATTCAGCGGGGTACGAGTTGCCACTTTTAGCCATTCTAATTTTAGTCGTTCCGCTGGCTGATTCGCCAAACAAAACAAGCGTAAGGCGCAAACTCTGCACCTCACCAACAAACGAAGAAAAAGAAATCATAAGGATATTGTCATCTGTCACGGCCGTTTTTTCCTGCGCAAGGCTGGTAACGCTATTCGTGGCAAAGTTTTCCTTCCGGTGGCCGTAAATGTAAGCCCTCACGCCTGTTGGTACGGTGACCGCGCAAACAAAATTATCATCACTTGATGAAGCATCGTTTTCAATTTCGCAATTAAACGTACCCGCGTAGCATTGGCCCTTGTCTATGTTGACGCTGACAATATCCTGCAACGTGTCGTTAGTGATGCTGGCCGTGTCATTGTAATCAAACAAGAGTCGCGCCGAATCATAACCATCATCAGGCGTTGAATCAGATAGCACATCCACCGCGCCACGATCAAGGGCGGCAATCATTGCCGACCACGCCGCTTCGGTAACGGTGTCGTCTGTTTCGGGGAATACAGTAGTCGCCATTATCCTATGACCCTCCGCGCAATAACTACGCTGTTGGCATTGACTACGGTGTTGCCTGCATAGGCTGTTCCCTGCGCCCATTGCAGGGCCAGCGTGCCGCCTGTGCCGACGAATACAATACTATCCACAATGGCCACCTTATCGGTAACTGAGGCGCCGTAGTTGATCGTTCCATCACCCGACGTATGAAACCCGTTTGACTGAATTTCCGCTTGAATCGTGGTGTATTCAGTCAACGACCCGCCAGAGATTGAAAATTGCATCTTGAAATCCGCTGACGCATCGGGATTGTCAATGATCAGAATCGTGCGAATCTCCCATTGATCACCGCTGGAAACCGTAAACTGAAAATCATCATCGTCTTGAAAGGTGGTCGAGTTGTTCACCGTCTCATCGCTTGGCTTGATGATCAGCACGTTTTGGCTGTTGGCGATGTTGTACGTGTGCGAAACGCTGGTGACGCTTGACCCATCGGCAACGGCTGTACCCAGTAGCAATTCAGATCCGGGGTTCGTCCCTGTCGTATTGGCCGAGAGTGTACCATCGGCGTTAAGCCAAATGTAATTGGTCTGAGATGCCGTGACGCTGACCGCCTGCGTTCCGTCGCTGACAATGTGGTAGCCATTGACAACGCACGTTCCAGCCGCCACATCAGCATTAAGGCCCGTCCCTGCCGATAGGGTGTAACCGCTGACGCGGTAGCGTTCAGCAACCGTTAGGGCTTTGTTCTGCGTAGACCACGCCGCTTCGGTGATCTGATCGCCTGATTCGGGAAAAATAGTGGTACTCATTATGCGTCAGCAAAGGTTAATGTCCAGGATATTATGACTGAATCAGACGAGGTTTTTACAACGGAAACACCAAGCATAGCATGGCAAAACATTGTACCGCCAGAAGATTGGTCAAACAAACCGACTTCCGTTAGTGTACTACCGTTGGCATCCGACTTTGAAAAAAAAGCCTTAAAGGTTGCCACACCCGATGAACTGGTTTTTGTGGTAAACGCATTGCGCTCAACCTCGGATTCCATTGCGGTATCGGTAAGCGCAACAGCTGTCGTGCCTGTACCAACGGCAATGTGTGAGGGCAACGCCGTAGAGTCTTCAGCAATCAAGGCGGCGATCCTGTCGCGCCCGGTGTTGACAACCATGTTTTTAGACGTTGTGCGCTGTATTTCGCGGCCTTCGCGCATTACCTGAACAGTAACTTCGCCGCGTGGGTTTATCTTATCCAACATGGAATCCATTGATATATGTATTTACGCCGTTGACAGTATATGCGCCTGCATAACTTGTTGTTGACGGTAAATCCTGCATGGTAATTGAATCTTTTGATTCTCGTAAATTCAGAACCGTTTCGTTTTCGCGCGAGGTAAACTTGCGATCTTGCCGTGTTTTGTCTTTGAAATCATGCGTCCACCGACCGTAGGCGGCAGAGGCCGAAGCCTGAACAGTATACCGAAAAGATCCGTTATCTTTTATATTGGCCGAAATGCGCTCAATAAGATAATCAGCGTTTACGCCATGCGCCGAAAGGTTGATTGTTTGAAGCGTTCCCGCCACCAGCCCTGTTGTATCGGTTTCGTATTGTACCGTTTCCTGAAGGTTGCCGAACCGAGCCAATAAGCTAACGGCCTTGTTTATCGCCTCGGCGCGGGTTTCAATGTCGGGCGCGTCATATATATGCTCGTATCTTCCATTTCCCGCTTCAACTAAGGCGCGATCATCCTCAAGGTCTTTGTTGATGTTACTGACAATAAGTGGAATACGCGGTTCGTAGGTGATTTTTACCTTGTCGCTGGATGATAATACTGAGCCTCCACCGTCTTGATAAAACACCCGAACGCCTATGTTGTAGTACCAATCCTTTCCAGTATCGACACCACCCACGCCAACGTTTTTAGATACATATCCAGACCCCGTATTAACCTCAATGGTGGGAACCGTACCGATGGCTGTTTCGGCAAGGAAAGCCCTCTTGCTTCCGTCCCCTGTTTGTGTTTCTGCGCGACTATCGCCGATCTCCGATGCTGCCCGCACGTATTGCACCGTTCTCAAAAGGTTGCGACTACGCTTGAAAGTGATCTTTCGGTAGTCGGCGTTTGCATCTGTTATATCATACGCTGAGCGCAGAAGGTCGCGGGGAAAGAAATTGAGCTTTTTGTCTTTGTCTATGTTCCACGAAAAGCCGGTCAACTCGGCCATTTCGTCCATGCAATCTTCTGCGTACCTCCAATTAAAGACCTTCTTTTCAATTAGTGGCCCTGCGGCAATCGTTCCCGCCGTGATGCCCTCGGCTACTAAATGGGAATCTGCAATTATAGCTTCGACAATTTCCCCGGCGGTGCTGTCCGTAAAAGAGCGTTGAATCAATCTCTTGGACAGGAGTTGATCAAAATCGACACACCGATAAATGAAGCGCAGGTGCGTGGATGCGCCAACGGTTATGTCAATTTCATCGTAGCCGTTAACCGTACCGCCCCAAAAAGTACTTCGTGCCACAACACCCAGCTCACCACCGCCGACAAGTTCTAATGCGCCACCGCCGACAAGTTCTAAATATGCATCAGAGACGTCAACCAGAAAAACATCCTCGCCAATATCCAAAGGCGGCGAAGAACCATCGGCGGCGAACTGCACCGCGCCGCGCTGATTTATAGTGTCCTCGTACACCAATGATTCCTTGATGTAGTTCACATCGGCAGCGGCCCCGTCTTGTATGGTAATGGCCATTAGTAGTTTGTCCCGTATACTGTTAATTCTTCGGCCATGTAAGGTACAGTTGCGTTCGCTATGGTCTGCCCGTCCAACATCACATACACGTTTTGACCACCAGTAGCGCGGCCCTGCCAGCCACCCATATCAGAGAAATCACCCCAGCCGCTAAGGTCTACGCCACTAAGATTATCAGCCCACCCCGCGCCACCGAGAAAGACACCGCTGTCTGAAGCCATTTGCTGCCATTGTTCTAATGTCAAACCAAGATCGGCAAGTGAAGTGCCTTTTTTAAATAATCTGCGTATTGATTCAACAAAAACCAATGCCGTAGCCGCAAGGCCAAGTGCAGTGCCTGCGCCTCCTCCTGTGCCTGCTGTGCCTGCGCCTCCTCCTGCACCTACTCCTGCGCCTGCGCCCGGCATAAGTGTATTGATTGTGTCATTGACTTGTGAGGCGGTATTGACCGCCGTTTGAGCATCGAACCAACCCCAGACTTTAAGCACAATCCACTTGATGACATCTTTTACATCAACTAAAATATCAATGATTGAATCCCACGTCTCGGCTTTAAAAAGGACTAGCAATGCTTCAAATCCCAAAACCACATCTGCCACATCGGTTGCCGCCTTCGTGATTTTATCAGCCCAACCGCCAAGTTTTGAGCCAAACAAGGCATCTAGCCCTCCTTTTACGTCCATTAACGCACCAGCCACCAGCCCCGTATCTGAGCCTAGATCGCCCATGTAGTCGGACGCTTTTTGCACTTTTAAGCCAAACAAACCCCATGCGTTTATGTCCTCTTCTGAAGGTGGATCTACATCCCATTCGGGCATTTCCAGCGTAGACGGAACACGCAGATTGCCCGTTAGCACTACGGCTTCATCACTTACGCTTTTTATGGCAGAAATAAACGTGCTAAAGTTGGGTCTATACCCCTCAAGCTCTGCAACAACATTTTTTACACCACCAATAGACCGCCCCGCATTGCTTGCCGCCGCACCGACGCTGAATGTTTTGGATTCTGAAAGCGCATCTCTCAAGGTTTGGAACGATGGGGCGAGTTTATCCGCATCATTCACCGCCGTTTCGATGTCACCAAAGGCGGCATCAAGGGCTTCGGCATCTACCTTCCCGCTAGACAAAGCAGACTTGATGGTTGCAAACGATGGAGCAAGTTTATCCGTATCACCCACCGCCGTTTCGATATTGCCAAAAGCAGATTCAAGGGCATCAGCGTCTACCTTCCCGCCTGATAAGGCAGACTTGATAGTTGCAAATGATGGAGCGAGTTTGTCAACACCACCCACCGCCAATTCAATATCTCTCAACGCAGAATCAAATAAGATTGCCGTCGACTTTCCACCACTCAACGCCGACTTGATAACCGCAAACGCTGGGTTAAGCCCGTCAACATCACCCACCGCCGTTTTGATATTATCAAAGGCTGTTGCTACATCTTCAGCAGATAACTCTACACTTTCATCGCCCGTCAATTCCTTCTTGGCTCCGTCCCCAAAGTCACCCAGCAAACTCAAACCGCTGGTCTTCATGTTGGTGATAGCGGTCGTGATGCCTGTCATGGCCCCTTCAACAAGCGTCTTGAAATCTGTTGAACCAAATTTTTCGTCTAGTGCAGCATCGCCTACGTCTAGAGTGTCCTTTATTGTGGTTACAAAATTGGATGCCGTGTTATTCGTGTATGTGAGTTGTGTGTCTACAATGTTTTTAAGTGCTGTCCATTCACCTTCCCATCCGGGCTTCAGGATTGCCATTCCCAAACCTATTACGTTTGCCATCTGCGTGAAGGCGTTGGTGATCACCAAAAGCGTCTGATTGAACGCGCCGCCCAGTATGGTGATAATCTCTGCACCGTGAGCAGTCCACAAGCCAGATATTATTCCCAGCCCCTTATTTATAACGGTATACGCCGCGTCTATTCCAGCCCCTAGTGCGCCACTTATGGCGGCCATCATCGCCCCAACCTTGTCGAAAACGCCGTCCCTATTGTCATCCCACCAAGTCAAAAGGGTTCCGAATATGGACGCTCCAATATCAACAACATTCTCAACATAAGATTTAATTTGATCAATCGCGGGCTGAAAATCATCTACAATGGAATCATAAAAACCCGACACGGCCGCCGTTACTGAGTCCCAGTTTCGAGCAAGGGCAAAGGCGATTACGCCTATACCTACCATTGCAATGCCCAAAGGTGAAAACAAACCCATCAACAGAGAGCCAACATTAAAAACGGCAGACATACTACTGGCTAAGCCACCAACTACAAAAACCGCAGGGCCAAACGCGGCGGCAAAACCCGCAACGGCAAGGGCCGTCCGTTGTATTTGTGGAGATAGATTTGAGACGATTTCAACCATGCCACGAAGCCCGACAACTAATTTTTGAGCGTGGGGCAAAAGCATATTCCCAATCTGAATACCTAAATCCTTGATTGAGTTTTTTAATCCCTCCAACTGATTCGCAAACCCGCCAGACGTTCGCACCGCATCATTTTGTGCATCGGTGGTTTGTGCCATTATCAGGTTCATGCGGGCTTGAACCTTTGCCTGTTCCTTCAATGACCCTGTAAACTTGTCGGCACCCATTCGCGCCAACTCTTGCTTCAATGTGTTTTCGTTAATAATTACCCCAAAGGTGGCCACGTTTTCGTGCGCACCTATCAAGGCCCCACGCAATCGGGTCAACGCCTCGCCCATCGGCATATTGTTGAATGAGCCAAGATCAACCGCAAGTTTAGTAAGTGTCACGGCCATATCCCCAGCAACGGCCTCTGAAAAACCCATTGGCTTGATAATATCACCAAGTTCCGATGCCATCCCCATCAATTCAAAGCGAGAACGATTTGCCGCCGATGCAAAATTGCCCAAACTTCGCGTTACATCGCCACCCACCGTTTTAAAAACAGTATCAAATTTCGACTGCATTTCTGCCGCATCCGATGCTGTTTTAACCATCGCGCCGCCCATCGCCAAAAGCGGAACTGTCAGGCCGAAGGTCATGCTCTTTCCTACCGACTGCATCTTGCGGCCCACATTCTCAATGCGAGAAGACACCGATGTCATCTTCTTATTGAAGTCGGTAATATCGCCTGCTATTCGGACGTTCAGCGTGGTCAGCGTTGACATTATTTTCTCTTTATTTTGCGCACGACATCATCTCGCCATGCTCGGTATTCTGCCAGCGGCATCGTCTCCGTGTTCTTCTGCGCCCGCTTCGGCCACATGGCATCAAGTGGCTTTGGCTTGCGCGAAACGGTGTTGATAATTGCCTGCGATATTGTAAGGGTGCGCCGCCAGTTGTCTTCGTTCTGATCGCGCTGGTGAAGCAATACGCCGCGCATCATGGCGTTTAAATCTCGAAAAGAGCATTGATCAACCTCGGCGGGTGTCATGCCCAGAAGTGAAGCACAACGCCCGTCGAGGCGATCAAAATCAGGGAACGAAGCCGAAGAAATCACTTCCCCGGCTTGTCGTTTCCCTCATCATCACCACCCGCGTTCTGGTCTTCGCCGAAGGTCAGACCATCCGTCATGCGTTGTAGTGCGACCCCAACAGAGGAAATGATTTTTCCCTCGTCGGAATTTGCCATTGAAACAACAAAATCTGTTTCCTTCAATTTTGGATCATCGGGTAGGCATCCCACATACGCCAACTGTGCCAGCGTTGCGAGTGTCGGATTCGATAAATCGGCCATTGAAAAAGTAATCTTGTGGCGTATCTCTGCCAATCTAAACGCGGCGGGGCCGAGCTTGATGGTTTTGGTTTCACCGTTTAATTCGATTTCGAGTGTTTCAGGATGATTGTTTTTCATGTCAGTTTTTTGACTTATGATTTAAAATAATTGCTCATTTGTTGAGCTTATTTAATAGCTGGTTTTTACGATCCAGCAACTTCCGTAAATGCTCCCGAAACCTGAATGGTTGCCGTGAACGTAGATGCAGATTCATCTGCAAACGATGTTGACAGATCGGTGATCACGCCGCTTCCATGCCATTCGGTATCTCCCGTAGTTGCGGATGTGACGAGAAAATAAACCGTACCTGTGGCTGCTTCAAAAGCATCAGAAAGTTTAGTATACCCTGCGTCTTCGGTGTGGTCGAAAAGCCCAGAGATCGAAACCGTTTCGTTCCTGCGTCCAGAGATAAATGAACTGTTATCGCCATCGTCTTTCGTTGATGTGTCGATTGCGTTCCGTGAGCGCGAGATGCTGATGTCGGTTGCTTTACCAACTAACGCATAAGCACCATCTGTATTGTCTGCGGCATCTGATGGTGCTGACGTTCCGGCATAGCACAGATAAGCGCGGCCTGCTAAATTAGCCATTGTGTTGTTCTTTTTTGTTTGAAAAATCCCGTATGCCGGGAATGAAAAAATCCAATTCCAATTTGGAATTGAAGCACACGGCCATGAAATTTTTGTATTTCAAAAATTGGCCGCAATTTGTATTTGTTTTTATCATCTCCATTCCTCTGATTTATACACCACGTAGAACCAGTAGGAGGTCAAAAAAAATGTTGTCAATATCAACAAGGCTGTAATCATTGTTCCTCAACCTCAAAGCGTACGTTGAAAGGAACGGCCCAGTACGTATCATTTGGGCGCGAAGCATCCTCTTCAATGTCACCCATGAACTCCAGACGCACCATCGAAACGGTGAAGCCTGCGATTGACCACGTTACGCCCCGGTCGAGCAGAGCCGAGACACCTGTGGCGGCGTTTGCCTGAGCCGTGTTCGGCGATGTTGACCACGACACCATTGAGGCCACGCAGGAAAACCCGTCATGGGTCTTGCTCATCATCAATCCTTCGCTGACATTGCCGACACGCAGGACGGTATACGGTAGCGCGTCCGAGTCTTCAGGGTCTACGTATACGGTGAGGCTGGCCGCGTTCAATTTGTCAAAACAGGCATCTTGTACGAGATTTTGGATGTTCATTTCTTCAATGCCTCTTTTATGCGTCTGCGGTGGGCAGCGCGTTCGCTTTCTGTGGCGGGCAATAAAAACGGTCTTTTCTTTACGCCAATCCCCAGTTCATGATATTTGGCATAATGCACACCAACGGCCACTGATGCGGCAGTCTTCAGGCCCGCAGACGCTTGCGCCAATCGGCTTCCCGCCACACCATCGGCGCTGCTTCGATTGTCCCCATCGGCGAAAACCTTGAGGTCTGAAAGGTTCTCACTAAATCCAATGTGAATGGATGCCCGCATTAGGCCTGTATCAACTAGCAGTTTGCGCTTCTTTCCATCGGGGCGCGTCAATTCGCCGTGTTTGGTTACGTTCTTTTTAGCCTTTGCCTCAATGTTTATGGCGGTTTCGTTCACGGCATCGCGTACTGCGTCCGTAACTTTCAGTTTGTAGTTTTTTATATCTACTCTTGCCCGCTTATCGTCGAAGGTAATCATGTGCGTTCCTCAACTTTTAGGCGTGTCCATTCGTCGCGGAAGTCCACGTTCTCCACGCTCCGAACGTCAAAAGTGCGTTCATCAATGATTAACTGGTGACGAGGAAGCAGTTCGGTGTTGCTGTCTCCCAAATCATTGCGGTAGCGCATCCATATTTCATGATCAACAACTTCACCGTTCTGATCGGCAATTCTCAATTCACGCGCTGACAGCGGTTTTAACGAGCAATACACCGTGTCGATAGTAGACCACCCATCTGAGGTTTTAACGCCTTGAACGCGCGTTACGCTACGCTCCTGCACCTGTGCGCGTCTCCATAGCTTATGAATCATGTGACCACCTCCTGAACGCGCATAATCGTTAATTCCTTGCGGGGATCTGGATGCACAACCCCACGCACATCGAAGGTCTTGCCGCTGAATGTTACGCGGTATCGGCTGCGGGTAATGTCTGCTGCGCTGGCACGATAGCGCATCGTAATCTCATGCGTTGCCACCATCTCGCGTTGGTCGGCCGCCTGTCGCTCACCACCGCCGAGGGTTTTGATTTCAGCGTAAACGCTGGCGAGGGTACTCCACACATCTGCCCTTACGCCTTTTACTCTCGTGGGCGTATTCTTCTGTATTGTAATAAGATGTCGGCGGCTCCCAATCATGTGATCAATTTGTAGTGGTATAGATCGTCAAAAAGCTGGTCTTCCCTAGATTTTATTTCGTCACGGTCTTCATCACCGCGTCGTTCATAGCGTAAAGCCAACATTTCAAGAAGGGCCATCCGAATATCATATGGCACATCCGTTGAAGATGCGCCGTAGCCTGCAACGTAGACCACCGTTCCAGCCCGATAAGTTCGATCTATATCCCAGCCATCATTGCGCTCAACCAGCAAATGAGATCCTATCAACTGATAATTTGTCGCGTTGACCGTTGTGCTGACTTCTGATCCAGATGAATCATCATAGGTCGTGAGGCTGGTAATGGATGAGACGGGGCCACGCTGAAGTTCTACCATCCCAATCATCTCATCACTATTCAATTCGAGCGAATACGTGGTGTTGATCAACGTGCGGTTCAGCGCATTTTCCACGCGCTTACGAATCCCGGTAATCAGGATAGCCAACACATTGTCTTGGCTTGAATCTGCCGTGTCAATACGCAACCATTCCTTTGCTTCGGCTGTGGAAATCGGCTCAGATGCTGGGGCAACAGTTACGGTCAATGTCATTTTTTAACCCGCTTTTTGGGTAATGTCCAAAACATTGCCCCCCAGCCTTACGGGGCTGAGAGGCTTCGTTTCTATGCGTTTTCAGCGTAGCCTAGTGCCGCACTTTGTGTA